GGCTGAACTGGACAAGTATGGGGATAAAACTCTTAAAATAGTTGCGTCCAAATCTTTTAAACCGTGTAAGAGTTTCTCTAAAGAAGAATTAAATTTTGCCCAAAAAGTTTTGGATGAAATAATAGAGCCTTTTGGTGAGTTATCGGACGCTGAAGTTATATTAGGAACTGATCAATTAGCTAGATTAAATAAAAAATCATCCAATGGTTTTGGGTGTTTTAAAGATAAAGAGAAATATATAGATTTTGAGAAAGGACGTACAACGGATTTCTTTAAGAAAGAATTAGAAGAGATTGAGACGCAAGCTAAACTTGGGTTTGTTGAATATAAAAATTTGTTGTGGTTTGAATGTCTTAAAGATGAGGTCAGAAATCAGGAGAAAGAAGGAGTTCCTCGTAGTTTTCGTGTGGGAACTATACATCAGCAATTTTTAATGAAGAAATACTTTGGTAAGATGGTGGAGAACATCATGAGTAAGAGAGACTTTAATAAAATTATGGTGGGGTGTAACCCAATAGAGGAGTGGCCAAAGATCTACACTGATTTGCTTTCCGGAAAGATCTTTGCCGGAGATATTAAAAATTGGGATGGAGGTATGAATCCTATGATACAGGAAATGATAGCAAATACGTTATTTAACAAAAGTTCATGTACAAACTTTAATTTAATCCAGGCTTTGGCAGGCACTTTAACAAACTCCGTTGTAGTAGTCAGCAAAGATTTATATATAACAACTCATTCTATGCCATCTGGTAGTTATTTAACAGCAATAGTTAACAGTATAGTTAATAAACTATATACGGCTATTTGGTATTTTAGGAATGTACCGAAGCCAACGACTCTCGGGTATTGGACGGATGTTTCCGATTATGTATACGGAGATGACAAATTAAATGTAGTCAGAAATCATTACCATTCACTAAATGCTATTACTATGGAGGAGTTTTTTACTGATGCTGGTTTAGGCTTTACAGATGCAAATAAACAATCTATTCAATCCCCATTTCAACATATAAATGAAGTTTCATTTTTAAAACGGACTTTTGTTTATCACCCAACTTTAAATAGAATAG